TTTGGAGGTTAAAAAATTCTCCATCGGCGTTTCTCCCTATTGGTTCTTTGAAAGTATCAATAGTAACAATTATGTTTCTTCCGTCTTTTGTTTTTGCTTCTTTAGCGATTGATGCTGTTGGTTTCATATATGTTTTATTTATTAATTACTATTTCTCGGTAATACTTGTCTACATAACTATCTGCTTCAGGTATCTCTATTCCCTCTTGAGCGCAGAAGTTTAATACGTTTTGTATAAAGTCGGATGTTTCTTGTTTACTTAATTCAGTTAAGCTTCTAGTAACATCCTTCATCCAACTCTTCTTACCTACGATTACTTTTACTTTGTAAGTTAAAAAAAGAGGACTAAAAACTTCTTTATGAATCTCATCTCTAGTCTGATAGTGATTGAATTGCTCACAAGTTAAACATACTCCTAATATGCACCCAAAATAATATCCGAATTGGTTAACGGTAGGACGTTTAAACCTTTCCTTTATTACAAGTTCAAATTCCTTACCTGCTAAATTTTGACGTTGTTCCGCCCATAATTCAGCATTATAAAATGATATATTGCCGTTTGGTGCTACACGACCGAAATGACGGAGTTCTACTTTCATATTAATCTATGGTTTTTACAAGTAGTAGTGGGATATGCTAAATCTCTACTACAAAGGGCTTATTAATTACCTTACCTACTACTTGCTATCAAATCTACTTATATGTGCTATCACATTAATCCACATTACAGAGGAACTTGTATAAGTTGTAGTCTTTAGAACTACTAGATTAAATTAGAATACTGACTCATCGTCATCGTCTGCTGGATTGAAAACAATATCAGCTTCTTTCTCTTCCATTTTAACTTCTGATTTAGGAGTTGATTTAGGTTTAGAGTTTAATCCATTATCTTGATTAGCATCCACAACTTCACCTGCCGCTACCGTAGAAGCATTCTTAGCTAAATAAGGAGTTAAGTATTCTTGTAGCTCTCTATCTAATTCTACAGCCGCATCATTAGCTTCTTCAGATACTTTTAAAATCTCATACACTGGCTCAAAATACTTAGTTGCACCTTTCTTCATTGGATTAGCTTTCTTAACTGCCACTCCAATCTCACTCATTTTCTTTCCTTTGCAGAACTCAATGTATGGACCTAATGCAGAACCTTTTAATTGCAAGTTAGCTAATACATAAGACTTACCTTCTTTAATGGCTACATATACAGATTGAACGTAATCAAGTCCGCGAGATGATAACTTCTCTTTTACGTTTTCGTATAAGCCTGTCATAACTACTCCGTTCTTTGTGCGAACTGTTAGCATATCAGTTTTAGTGTTACGGATTTCATTTGAATAGAATCCTAATCCTGCCTTCTCATCATAACCTTTAGTTGTAGATAATTGATCTAACGGCAGAAAGTAGAAAGGTAGTTCAATGAATACGTTTTCTTTCTTTTCTTTATCGTAGTACTTAAATTTTCCTTCCGAACCTGACCATTCGATAAATTTTTGTGCAGGATTTACTGTGTTTTCTGTTGGATTACTTCTTGACATTTGTTTTTGTTTTTATGGTTTATACTATTTATACGTTTAATTTTGATATAAAGTTACATCTTTTGATTAAAATATGCAAGAGATTTAAAATAATAATGCTTTATCCGTGTATAGGTTAACTCTATTCATATTCTTCTTGTGGTACTTTCTGATAGCTATTTTACGTTCACTTACTGCATTACCGTGAGTGTGGATAGTTCCTAACTTATTAATGGTTAGTTTGAATGTTTCTGCTTTAGAAAACATGATATTCATCGCGCCGATGTGTCGCATAATAACACACTTTATTTGCTCTTCAGTGTACTCAGGATGCTTCTCTTTTAGTTTATGTAGTAGTTGAGCGTTTAGCATTACACGGTTACTTTTAAATCTTTGTAATACTTAATACCATTTACTACCTTACCATCTTCTAATGAGTCAGAATTAGATTTTAGATACTCTTTTACTTTACTTTCATCTACCATTAAGAACTCTTTAGGAACTGAGTTAATATCTACTACTTCAAATGTCCAAGGCCTTCTTACTTTAGATATTACTTCTATTTCAATAGGAGCTTCTTCAAATACTGGCTCAATACCAATTTCTGCCATAGCAGCTAACTCTTCTTCTTTAGCTTTTCTTTCAGCGTCTTTTAATCTAATCCAAGCAATCTTTTCATTTTTAAGATGCTTTAATGCTTCTTCTGAAGATTCTGATACATAAGCCGCCGCCGCATCAACAGCCTTACCTCTCTCGAAGTGTGGTTTCTTTTCAGCTACTCTAACAGACTCTACTGCTTTGATAAGTTCGTTCACTTTACCCATTTGATTCTCGCAAACAGCTAGACTATTCTCATCAGTTACTTTGATTTGTAGACAAGTTTCAGCCGCTTTGTCGAGTTGTAATTTTACATTCTCGAATTTAAGAAGAGATGACTTTAACTCAGGAGTTTGTACAATCAATTCTTGTAGTGTTACTTTTTCTTTCTTTGCCATGGTGTGTTATTTAGATAGTTAAACGTATAAAAATAAATAAGGTTACAAAAAATTGATTATTTATTCAAATTATTTTTTATTCTTCTCTATTAAGCCTAAATTTATGGTATTGAGCATCTAATTTAGGAATAGGTATTTCATCAGGAAACACTCTTTTATCTAAGTCTGCTTTAATATTAAGCCATATCTCTGCCATCTTACATTTACAGTAGTCTTGGTATATCTTCTTATGCTTATCTTTATCTTTAATACTCTTATCTTGGATGACTAAGTAGTCTGCTTTACAATTCTCTAATACTTCTTTCTTGATATTTTCATCAATAGACATATCATTGCCAGCCCATTTAAGTAAATCGTAAAGCATGGCTCCTAAGTGTGTATTTGTTATTATCCCACAACCTTCATTATCGTAAAGGTTATAGAACTCTTTAAGACATATAGCGCATAGTGCTAATCCTATTTCTGATTTAAAATCTACTTTAGAACTCATCTCCACTTGCGCCTCCTGTTACTAATCCGTCTGTTGGTATATCGTAATCCTCAAATGAAGATAAATGACCCTTAAACCTAGTATAAATATCTCCTATGCTTCCATATCTGTTTTTAAGCACTTTTATCTTACATAATCCTTTAAGTGAAATATCTCCATCCATAGGGTCTTTTTCGTAGTAATCAGGTCTAAATATGGCCCAACATTGTACACTATTTGCCTCCCATGAACCTGAGCCTTTAGCATCACTTAATAAAGGTTCTTTATTTTCCCTCTTTCCAGTTTCCCTAGCTATCTGAGATAATTCTATTAAGCAAAGATTATATCTTTTAGATAATTCCAATAATCCATTTGATCGTAATCCATGTTGGGCTTCTTCGCTAAATCCTTTTGTTTCTTCGGGTATGTTTCTCATAATCTGAACATAATCTACCATAACTACAATAACAGTGTCTAATGGTATCTTTTTGCGCATTTTACGGATTCTTGTCTCTATGTACTGATAAGTAATACCTGGAGTGTCATCTATAACTAAATTATCCTGTAATGAAGATTTAAAGTTTTTTACTTTTAATAAATTCTCATCAGATAATCCGCCACTTCTGATTCCATAAGAGTTAATTTGTAGTGCGTTGGCCCACATATTCTTCATTAATTGAGTAGCAGGCATCTCTAAAGAAAATATACATACGGGTTTCTTTTGGTCTATTGCTATACTTTTAGTAATATGAACCATTAACGTAGATTTACCAGCAGCGGGAGGGGCAATTACTAATATCACTTCTTGTTTAGCTCCGCAAGTTAATTTATCTAAGTCTCTTAATCCATAAGAGTAGCCAATCAACTCCCCTTCTTTTCCCTGAGCATCTAATAATTCTTTTAAAGCTTCTTCGTGAATATCTTGCGCGCTTCTTTCAGTAGATAGATTATTCTTAATAGTTTCAATATCTCCTATTAAAGACTTTAATCCTTCTATACAACCATTTACGTCAGCTATCTCAGAATCAAGCTCTGAATAAACTTGATGAAGCTTCGGAAGTAGCTTTCTTTTAGAGTACTCATCGAAAATATCCTTAACATACTCAAATGCATTCTTAGCGATTTTATAATTTGGCTCAGATACTTCAACTCCAATTTCTTTTTTATTACAACCAGCCTTTATCAACATATTTGATAGTAGGTATGTATCTGATTTTTTTCCTCTGCTATGATTATAAGATATTACTTTCCATTTAACCTGATTAAATTTAGTTGACCAAACATCTTCAAATATTAAGTGCTCACATCCTACAAACAAATCAGCATTATCAGCATATAAATTAAGTATCTCGCGCTCCTTTTCTTTTAAATCCATTATATATAAATTAAATTAAATTTATTAGTTTGTTTTCCGTTAATCATGTTACATATATGACCACCAGACATTTTTAATTTAACGGCGGCATCCGCTATAGACAAATAAGTATCTCCATTACTTTTATTTAGTATTGGCTTTGAGCATCTTTTTTTATTATTAAGAGCTGTAACTTTTTTCTGTAAATCACTATTTTTATTTAATCCTGTATCAAAAGCATGTTTATTATTTTCTGAATAAGTAGCCCATTCTAAGTTTTCTAATCTATAATCTGTTTTTATTCCGTTAATATGATTTACGGTTAGTTTATTTTCTGGATTAGGGATGAAGTGTATTGCCATTAACCTGTGCATACTCATTCCTTTTTTCTTACCGTTTTTATATAATTTTAATTGTAAGTATCCTTTTGGAGTTAAAAAAGGAGTCATTATAGATTTATCTTTTCTTGTAACTAACGAAATAACTTCTCCAAGATTACTTATCTTGTAACTTCCTTCGTATCCGATAATATCTTTCCATATTATTTTTTCTGTATTTTCCATAATTAAAATACCAGCGCCTACAAAGACTCATCCACTCGCTAAGTATTAGCATTTGGCAATGTAAGCAACTGGATTTTTTTTAATTTCGTTATTAGTGAATGAGTGATGCAAATATACAAATTAACTTCTGAAAAAACTAGAGGTATTTTTAACTTCTACTTTTAATTTCATTTCAGGCTTAAACCAAGTTGCGATAGCCTTTCCTTTCCATCTTAATACAGGGCGACCTTGATTATCATACCAATCTAGTGCCTCGTAATACTTATGGAATCTGATAGCAGCATCCTCTTGGTAGCCTTCTTTCTTAAAATACTCCTTTACTTCTTCTAATGTCGGCGCGGTTGCAGGCTTCTTTTTCTCCTTCTTAGGCTTACTAAAATAACTTTTAATAGCTTCATGTGTAGCTTTAGTGTATTTCTGCTGCTTCTTTGATCCGCCTGCCAAAGTGAAATTATATAGAAATAAATCTCCTTCTTGTGTTACTTCTAGTTTTGTCATTTTTTAATTCAAGTTTGAGTTATAATTGTATCTGAGATAAAGGACTTTGAATCTTGCTAATGTGGTTATGGCTAATATGAAGGTAGATATTAGTGGTTTTTACGTTACTGTGGCCAGCGATTTTCTGTACGAGATTTATATCAGTTCCGTTCTCTACCATGTGAGTAAAACTGCAATGGCGCATAAGGTGTGTATAGACTCTTTTATTACATATTCCTGCTTTATCTGCCAACTGTTTAATTACTTCTCCTACACTTCTATCTGTGTATTGCAGTGATTTTTGTCCATTAAAAACATACTCGGCGGACTTGTACTCATTCCAGTAACTTTCTAATACATTAATCAAATCTTGAGATAATGGGACTTGCCTATCCTTATTTCCCTTAGCTTGGATTATATTAATTACCATTCTACTTCTATCAATATCTTTCCATTTCAAATTTATAAGTTCCGATACACGTAATCCACAAGAGTACAGTAAAGCTAAAATTGCTTTATGCTTCTTATTTTGGCAGACATTAAACATTCTTTGAATTTCGTTTACAGAAAGAACGATAGGTAGTTTCTTATCAGACTTAGGATAAGGAATCTTATCAATCTTGCTTGGCATACCTACAGTTAATTTATAGAAAGATTTAATAGAGCAAAGGTTATGCTTTCGTGTATTTATCGTTTTAAAAGTCAATAAATACTCTTTAATTTCCTGAGTCGGTATTTCTTTAGGCTCAGAATATTTATCGAATTTTATAAGAAAAGATTTAACTCCAGAAGTGTAATTTTCTTTGGTTGCATCACTATTATACTTTAAAGCACAATCAGTTTTATATCTATTTATCCACTTTTCTAAATTCATATTTTCGATTTTTTAATTAAAGAGTATTGATTTTGCTGTTAGTTTAAAGGGTAGTTTACATATAATAGTTATGGCACATTAAAACGATGCCATAACAGGGGCTATAAGAAATAAAACCCCTGCCACGCACCGCTTCGTAGTTAAAGTGCTACTAACTTTCGTGCAGTTACTTTACCTTCTGCATCTTTTGTTTCCTCAATTTTTACATTAGGCACAAAAGTTACAGCCTCCGCAACATTGTTTCCTTGTTGGGTAGTAACTTGCACTACACATCCAACACCTTCAATCTCCATTGCTTTAGATGATTTCATCCACCCCTCTGTAACCGAAGATGCTTTACTAATTAGCTTGAAGGTGTCCCCGTTGCCCCAAAAAATAATGTCTTTCACATTGTCTTTTGCTTGGCTTGCTGTTGTGTTTGTCAGCGTTTTTTCCATTTTACTTTGTATTTATTTTTTGTGCGATGAAATCCCCCACCGCACTTAGGGGTTTTACTATCTTATAGCCCCGAACCGTTATAAGCAATTGCTAAGAACCTGCTTCCAATTGACTTTTTCGCCACAATAAGGACAGTAAACAAATCTGCTTAAATATCCTTTTCTACCATCTACTATTTGACTTTTAGTTTGTGGTTCTCCATTCAATAAGCCATACTTTTTGAAAGTTGGTTGAATGTTTACAATCCTTTCTACTTCATAATCAATAGTAGATTTGTTTACTTTTTCTCCGCTAAGAAATCCTACTAAGCAATCGCAACTGCTTATAACATCGGTTTTGCAATAGTGGGGATTTTGTGCTTTATTGGTCATTTGTATTTTTATTTAAGTTTATTTGTGGGTTTAACATTTGTGCCTTGAAACCCCACCATCGCAAAGCCGTTTAACGTTACAGGTAATAGGGGTGAAGTGCTTCGATTAAACATTTTCGTTAGAAAAAGAATTTAAAAAACCTCCCCACTGTTCTGCAATAGCATCTGCAATTCCTTGAAATGTTTTGCTTCTTAAAGTTCTTAAATGTTCGGGTGAGTTCGCTTGTTGTAAGCAATCATAAATCCAAGTTGCTTGTCGTTTTGTTTTGCCAGTCTTTTTATCCACCCACTCTTTAAACTCACCTTTTTCAACAACATTTGTATGTTTTAATTTTGGTAAGTTTTTCAACCATAAACAAGTGCTTTTACTTGCTTTCTCTCCAAAATGATATGGATGCACAATTTGGTCAGGCTTTCTAATTTGGCTACTAATTACGCTTACAGGGTTTTCAATTGCAATATGTTTTATTGGAGCATCCATTAATCTCCTTACAAAATCTAAAGCATCATTTTGGTTCTTCATTCGCACTTCATTTATGCTCCCATCTTTATTATACATCGCCCAAGCACCTGCAACCGATAAGTATGTACAAGGTGGGTGTGCAATCATTATATCCCATCCTTTATCAATCACTTCAAAAACATCTTGTTGGTAGTGCCATACGGGATGCCCACCGCTACAAGGAAGTAAATCACAGCTAAATGCTTCGTGTCCTAATTTTCTAAATGCTTTTGTTATTGCTTGACTTTCTTCACAAGCTACTAATATTCTTGCCATCGCTCTTTTTTTTAAATTCTTTTTATTTTGTACTTCTAATTAAGTTTTGTGGTAGAAATCCCTACTACCTGTAACAAGTGCTATACGCCATTAAAACGAGCGTATAGCACCATCCGTTATAGGTAATTGCTTATCCACCGCACTCCAAAGTTTTGAGTAAAAAATAAACAGAAGCCCTTGCATCATCTAATGGGTTATGCTTCCGTAAATCTTTAATTCCGCACTCTTTTACACGGTCTAA